GTTTGACATGCTCGGACTTTTGTTTAGTCCTTTAGGACGATATATTGCGATTGCCGCCATAGCCCTAGTGGTTCTTGGCGGTATTTATGCTAAGATCAGGTCAGACGCGATCGCTGAAATTGAGGCGGCCGCAACTGCCGATGCTCTAAAGAGGACGCAAGATGCGCTTCGTGCTGGTGATGCTGTCAACCTTTCTTCTGACCGGCTGCGCGACAATGATGGGCACGCCAGAGACTAATAAGGCTGCGTGCGGTGTCTGGAAGGACATTTCATGGTCCAAGAAGGACACCGACCAAACCATTGGCGAGATCAAGGTCAACAACGCCCGTCGAGACGGGTACTGCCAAGGTGCTAAATAATGGCCGAGATTATGACCTTCGACAGCCTCAAAACCGACATTCGTCGGTATCTTGAGCGCGGCTTTACGCTTGCCTCTGACCAGATCGTCTTTGAGCAGATCCCGCGTCTGATCAATCTGGCCGAGCAGCGGATTGCAAGAGAGCTGAAGGTCGAAGGCCTGATCAACGTCCTGACCGGCACAATGCAGGCCGGTCTTGCTGTCTACCCAAAGCCTGACCGCTGGCGCCAAACGGTGTCCTTCAACTTTGGCAATGGCACCGACAACAGTACCTACAACCAGCTCTGGCCCCGCTCCTATGAGTACGTCAGGTCATATTGGCCCGATCGCAGCCAGACAGGCACGCCCCTCTTTTACGCTGAATACGACTACAACAACTGGATTGTGGCACCCACACCTGACGCTGCCTATCCCTTTGAGGTTCTGGTCTATCAACTGATCCCGCTCCTTGATGATGCAAACCAGAGCAATTGGCTCACGCAATACGCACCGCAATTGATCCTGTATGGCGCACTTCTCGAGGCAACGCCCTTCCTGAAGAACGACGAGCGCATTCAGGTTTGGCAATCCATGTATGATCGCGCCGCTCAGGCTCTCAGTGGCGAGGATCTGGCCAAGATCCTTGACCGCGCCGCCAAGCGCACGGAGGTATAAAATGACGACCTACACGCAAGTCTTTGGCGGAACAAACATATATCCATCAGACGTTTCTTATCTGTCGTTTAATCTGACCACGACAGATGTAGTCCTGTCTTGGCCACTCGAGACAAATGCGCCTGCAGATGGAACGATCACTGCTGCTCGGATCATGGACGTCAATTCGACAGGTTCGAGCCGGAAAGTCTTTCTGCCCGCAGCCAATAACGCATCTGTCGGCGCGGTCTTCCTGTTCAATAACACTGGCTCAACGACATTTACGGTTGTCGGCGCCACAGGTACAACGATTTGCTCGGTGGCTGCTGGCCAACTCTGGCAAGTCTACATGACCAATAATACGACTGCCGCAGGTGCTTGGTCTTCTTATCAGTTTGGCTCGACAACATCTCAGGCCAATGCCGGCGCCCTTGCGGGTGCAGGTCTGAAGGCGATCACGACCACGCTCAATCAGGCCATATCTGTCACAAGCCTCAGCTCTAATTACACAGTCAACGCGCCTGATCGATCAACCCTGATCAATTGGACTGGCGCAAGTGGAACTGTCAGGATCACATCTGCAACAACACTTGGGACTGACTTTTTCTTCTACATCCGCAACAGCGGCAGCAGCACCATCACTGTGACGCCAACAGGAAGCCTGATTGATGGCAATGCGTCTCTGAGCTTCCCTGTTGGTAATTCTGCCATGATTATCTCAAATGGCACGAATTATTACACGGTCGGGCATGAGACAAATACAACTGTTGCGGGCTTCGATTACACAACGATCGACGTATCTGGCACTGGAAATTACACGCTTTCTGGTGTCCAACTCAATCGCATATCCTACAATCTGACCGGCACATTGACTGGCAATAGAAGCATCATTGTTCCTGCCACAGTGCAGCAATACTGGATTACAAACGCCACATCAGGTGCCTACACACTCATTGTCAAGACTGCTTCTGGCACAGGCATAACTGTTCCTCAAGGTTATGCTTACATCCTTTATTGCAATGGTACGGATGTTGTTGTTGGTCAAACGACTGCTGGTGGCCTTGCCACTCCAGTATCGATCGCAAATGGTGGAACTGGTGCAACAACAGCATCTGCCGCACTTATAAATCTTGGTGGGACATCTGTTGGCACAGCGGTCTTTACTGCTGTAGATGGTGCAGCGGCACAGGTTGCTATCGGAGCTTCGACAGTTGGTGCCTTGGTCTTTACGTCTGCAAGCACGTCTGCGGCACAGACTGCCCTTGGCGGCACAACAGTTGGTAAGCAAGTCTTCACGGCTGTTGATCAAGCTGCAGCGCAAGCGGCAATTGGTGTAACGCCAGGGTCAACTAAGGCCTTTAATGTCGCCATGGGCATAGGGATACTGAGTTAATGGCACCCACACCATACGTCATCAAGTCACTGCCTGGCATCAAGCGAGATGGAACTCGCCTTGAGAACGGCTTCTATGTTGATGGGCAATGGTGTCGGTTTCAGCGTGGTCTGCCAAGAAAGATGTGGGGCTATCGCCGCTTGAGCGATCAGCTCCCCGAGATTTCTCGAGGCTTGAGCACATATAACCAAAACGGTCTTCTTTACATCGCATCTGGCGGGTCAAGCACATTGACGCAGCTTGCCGTCAATTCAAATGGTGTCGTGACATCTCTATCTGATCGAACTCCAACTGTTGGATTTGTCGCAAGCCCAAACAATCTTTGGACCTTTGACACCAGCTTTGACAGTGTTGGCGTGACACCAGGGGCTTATTTGTTTGCTCACCCGGGGCAAAACTTAGCCCAGATCGACAGCACTACGAAGACAAAACTATTTTGGGGAATTATCAACGACATTCCTAATCTGACTGCCAACTCAGCGCCGTCTGTTTCTGGTGGCGTTGTCAGCCTGTACCCTTACGTCTTCGTCTATGGCTCAGATGGGTATGTGGCGTGGTCTGTTGCAAACAATCCAAACGACTGGACAAGCACAGGCTCTGGTGAGGCTTACATAACGTCTCAAAAGATTGTTGCTGCGCTTCCCTTAAGAGCTGGACCTGGCAATGCCCCTGCAGGCCTGTTCTGGTCTCTCGACAGCCTTGTGCGTTGCACCTTTGTTGGCGGTGATCCAGTATTCCAGTTTGACATCCTGACGTCTCAAAGTTCGATCCTGTCTTCACAATCCCCGATCGAGTATGACGGCATCTTCTATTGGGTCGGCGTCGACCGCTTCCTGATGTTCAACGGCGTTGTGCGCGAAATTCCAAACCAGCTCAACCAGAACTTCTTCTTTGACAATCTCAACTACGCACAGCGCCAGAAGGTCTTTGCCTATAAGGTGCCGCGCTTTGGTGAGATATGGTGGTGCTATCCAGTCGGAAATGACACAGAATGCACAAGGGCTGTCGTTTATAATGTGCGCGAGAATACTTGGTACGACACTGTCTTGCCGAACTCAGGGCGCTCAAATGGCAAGTTTGCTACGGTCTATGAGTATCCAATCCTCACTGGCATCGATCCCGTGGATGGAAAATACAAGATCTGGCAGCATGAGTATGGCGTCGACGAGCTTGACGGTACAGTCATCAACTCAATCCCGTCCTACTTCCAGACGGCAGATATTTCCTTTGTTGCCGATCAGCAACAGCCAAAGAACAGGTCAATGCGCTGCGTGATGATCGAGCCTGACTTTGTTCAGTCTGGCGACATGACCGTTCAGATCACCGGCCGAGCCAATGCCCGTGCCCCTGAAGTGACGTCCGACGAGCACACCTTTACGGATCAGGCCAATACGATCGAGCCATTCCAGCAGGTTGTTTTCTTCAAAGACACTCGGCGCGAAATGCGCTTCATCTTCAAGTCAAATGTGGTCGGTGGCGACTATCAAATGGGCCAGTGCATTGCCCACATCGACATCAGTGACGGGACGGTGCTGGGATGATGATCGACCCCCGCAACATGACGGTTACTGACTGGACCGACAGCATGGTGTATATTCTTGAGAAATATGGCACTGTGTCCCGTCTGGATAAGGAAGAGTATTGGCAGAATTGGGCTTTGGGCGTGGTTTCGTTTTTCGAGGTCGGGAAGCAAAATCCACCTAACCCTTTGAATTATGACGATTGGCGCGACTGGGCATTTGCCTTCACCCGAGCCGTTAACCTGAGTGGCTGACATGGCAATTGATTATCCTGATACACCTGCAAACTGGCGGCCCTTGGTCAACAATGCCGCAGGGTCTGCCTTTAGGGGCTCGCCCATGAGTGCTTTTGCAAAAGGCGGCAGAGCCGGCACAAAGCCCTTCATGATCGTGCCTCCCCGTGAGCACGTCGAGCGGATGGCAAAGGGTGGCCTCACGGGCGCCGCAAAGCAGGTG